GGTTAATCCTTTATTATCATACTTCTTAAAACCTAATCTTATCTTTTGATTAATTTTATTTTGAACTGGTCTATATTTGTTTTTATTACAAGCCATAATTGCTAAACCAGAACTAATAGAGGCATCGTGTTTAGTTCTTTTATTTATATCAAATTTAGTCCAATCTTCTAGTGTTCTTTGAAAATACATATCTCCATACCCAGTTTCTAATGCACCTACATAATTTTCAATATAAGATTCAATAGCAGCAGCGTGTGCCTGTTTAATATCTTCGCTTGAGTTAGGTATTCCACCAATCTCTCTTTCTGTAACAGATAACTTATTATACACTCTATCTGGTCGATTCATACTAAATCCTCTATATCCTCTTCTTTTTAGGTAATATAAAAGTCTTGGTTTATTATTTTCTGCAAGTATAGGCATTCCATAAAAATGTAAAGCCATTAAAACATCTTCAAAAAATATCTCAGCCATAGGTGGTCTTTCAATATATTCTAAAAAGAATTTATTTGGAGGAACATCCTCCATGCTATACTTAGTGAGGCCATGAAGAGATCCATTAGATCCTCTACCATCAACAGTACCTGATATATCGTAGCTATCACAACCAAAGGCACCAACGTGCTCGTTACCAGGATACTTCACTCCATTTTTTATTATCACTTGGTTTTGAAGACTTTTAGGTGGGACCCATGTGATAAAGAATCTACCACTTAAACTTGGTACAAATATCACCCTAGTATCTTGCACCCCATTCTCCCATTGGAAGTTGCCTTGAGTAACATTAGCTTTATTATTTAGTTCTTCGTTATAGTCAACTTGTTCGTATATCTTAACTAAGTTATATAAGCTTTGTTTAGTCTCATCTCTAAATGCATGTTTCTCTGTTCTTGGGAATTGTCTGTAGTATTCGTTTAAAGCATCTTGATCTTGTTTTAATCCTTCAACTTCATTTTCCCAATGTTCAACAACACCAATATCTATATAATTCCCATCTATACCTAACACTGCTTTTTTAGGGGTATCAAATACAGGATAACCATATCTATCAATAAATCCTTCATAGTTCCATTCCATTGGGATAAACAATGAATATAATCCTTCTTTAGTTTGACCGTTTTTATTCCTATTCAAACAATTTGATCCGTAATAAATATCTTTAAAATTCCTACCACCTTTGTCTAGTGCGTTTGAGGTAGAACCCATCATACACTTACCAATAATCCTACTACCTAATCGTAAACAAGTTTTAGTTACTTTCCAGTTGTTTTTAATATTATCAGGTCTCTCCCATTTACCACTCTCATCATGTCCTAATAGTTTTAACTTTTCACCATCATAACTATTATCTCCTGTATTTTTCCAATCTATAGTAGTATCTAATCCATCTAGTTCTCTAAGCTCTTCGTTAGCTTCAATCTTTCTACGTGTGAGTTTTGATGCTGGCACTCTATAGGCGAGTTCGGTTTTAGGACGATCCATACCATCTTGGATGGGTTTGAAAAAGAATGGATAGTTAAGTGAGATGGGTACAACTTTATCCGTGAACATTTTCTTAGCATCTGCACCTGACTTGGATAGTATCCCATATCTTGAATCACTGGATATTGTTGCTTGGTTGACCAACTCTGCGGAACACATAAAGGAAAATCCAGATCTCCTATTTTTAAGATAACACATTCCATAGGCCCTAGTATCTGCTTTACAGGCTTCCCAAAATATAAAGAACAATCTATTTGCTTCTCTATAGTCTGGTGCTCCGATATCAATCTTTGACCATTGCAAGTACATGTAATGAGTACCAGTAATATAATTAGGTTCACCATTGTTGTTAAACCAAAACCCTTCATCTCTTCTTTTAAATTCTTCATCTATATAGTCCCACCATTCTTCTCTAAAGTCTGCTGGGTATTTTTCCCAATCAAACCTACTTTTAATTCTTTTTAATTCTTTTGGATATTCAAATTGCTCCCAGTATTGTTCTGCTTTTTTTTCACTTCTTTTATACGGGTTGTCAACTGCTGGTAAAGCAATCCTGAGATTTTGTATTTTAATGATTTGTCCAATCTTTCCAGTTTTACTTATACAAATAAAATCATAGTCTTTGTTATACCCATACTCCCACTTTTTAAACCTATTGTTTTTAGCTAAGATCTTAGGATTAACAACGTCTTTTAATTCAGTCCATAAAGCTTGTTGATACATCACTTGCTTCTCCCTTCTGCGAACCCTTTAAAACCTCTTTGCGGTTTTTCTTCCTCTTTCTTTTTATCATCAAGTAATTCTTCTTCTTCTTCCATCCTACGGAGGATTTCAAAAGCGTCAAATATAGCAAGTTTTTTAGTGGCAGCAGCATTCTTAAGTCTATCTGCAGTAACATCATCGTCAGTGTCGACGATTGGTTCTTTAGCGACTTTAATGAGTTCTTCAACTGCAATGCGCCCAGCTTGGATTATACTCTTCTTCGTTTCCTTTACGTTCATGTCTTATAGCAATATCATTTGATTTCATACAATATAAACGTTCACCATCTATTATAAACTCAAATTCAGAGTTTGGGGTAAACGTTATCAGATCACCAGTTTTAATGCCATTAGAGGATAGTTTATCATTATTATACTTGATAATACCTTCTAAGGGTTTTTCTTTCTCTAAGGACATCTTATCATTGTTCTTTAAGGGTTTGACAAAACAATAGTTAAGGTTTGTCACCCATTGATCACCATCTTTATAAAGATATATTTGTTCTATATCACAAAAGAATAAATCATCTTTGAAAAATGAAGCAGAGTTTTTCTCTCTACCTTTCATGTCGTAGAACCTACGAAAAACATTATGATGAACTAAGACTTCATCACCTGGTTTTATTTTTGTTTTAAAAGCTTGAGGTACAATTTCTACAATAGCGTTTTTACTAACCGATTCAAAGGTTTCAATCTTAGTGTTAACTATTAATTCTTCACCGTTTAATTCTATTGTGTTATTGTATCTTTCTTTTTTAGGTTTTATTAAGAATCTATATATACTCTTCATCTATATTCAAGATCAAATTCTACAGCTATAGCCATATTTGAGTTGAACTTTTTCCATGGAAGAACTTCATTGTCTTTCTTAATATAGATCATGTACTCACCTTGTTCTGGTTCTAATATATTAGATATCGTATGTCCTCCGTATACTTGTTGGCCAACAGCATAGTGCATTGCTTCATTTTTATAATCAGAACCAATACTTATTTTTCTTATCACACTCGACATCTTAATCTACTTTACTTAATTCTGGTTCTTTTTCTATTTCAGTATATTCTCCAGTTTCTATATTAATATTTATGTCACCGTATTCTTTCGCTAATTCATTCTTGACCTCTTCAACTTCTTGTTGAATTACAGCAAATTTGTGTAGTAACTCATGTTTTTGTATTTCTAATAATCCTAACTCTCTAGTTATGTTATTTAAATCTATTTGTTGTTTTTGAACGACCTTTAATTGTTCTTCTTTAATTTTCATTTGATTTGATTTTTGTTGTTTTTTATTTTTAAGCATCATTTTCATGTGCTCGTAATCCGTATTCGTAGATCCCTGAAGGCATCATAAATTTATCATTTTCAGTTTCAACTGCATTTTGATAATAGTTTTCGTCATCTGCTACTTCATTAACGACTGTTTCTAATTCTTGTTCAGTCATATAATTTAATACAATGGGTCTAGGACTTTCAAGTTGTGTTTCTTCACCTAAGTTACCAAATAAAACCAGACTATCTGTTCCTTCAGTATCAAACCTTACTATTACCCATCTTTTAGGGTCGTCTTTTGTTATTGTTGTTATTGCCATAATTTATTTTTAAACCGCCCCACCATCAGTAATAGTCCATCCATTTGCTATAAGATTGTTTTTAGCTGTTTCTGCAGCTGAACCTGTTGCGTAAGTTGAGGTTCCCGCGGTTAAAGTTCCTGCTGTTAACGCATTATTCCAAGTAGCATCCATTCTAACAAGAAAATGTTCATAATTCGTTTGTCCCATACTTTTATTACTCGGCATCATGTTTGTTCCAACAACAAGATTAGTTAAGTCTAATCCTGTCGGCCATATTATACTTGTTAGGTTATTATTAGTATAAAAAGTGTGCGACAAATGTGTAACATTACTAAAATCAATATTGTTACCAAAATCAATACTTGTCCAATTTCCTGTTCTAAACGAGCTTGTCAAACTAGCTCCAAAAACACAAGTCCAACCACTTAAATCTAAAACACCCGCAGTACTGTTGTTACTGCTAATATAAAAAGTTAACGTAAAAGCTAGTGGAGTTGCTCCATTTACAGGTAAAGCACTATAAATAGGTCTATAATCATTACTTGTTTTCATACTTTGGAACATACCCTGTATGCTAGTGTTTCCATTAGCATATAAATTCATACCTACTATATTTGGCCCAGGCTTAGCGGGACTATTTGAAGCACCTACATTTAAAAACATATTATTATTTACACCTTGACAATGAGTATTGTAATCTGTAATAAATTGAGCAGAAAGGTTATGATTAGTAAAGTCAAGTTTTCTACACCCATTAAACATATTACTTACTAAATTGCTGGTTTTTCCACTTGTTAATCTAAAGTTAGCCATTCCTGGTATTTCTACAAGGTCTGCACATTGATTAAAAGTACCAGACCATTTTTGGATATTTGTAAAATCCCAACCTGTTAAGTTAATTTCAGTAGTGTCAGAACAATAAGCCCAAGTATTTGTTAAATTATTTATCCAATCAGTATTGTTCCAAGTGCTTAAATCTAATTTATCACCCGCTCCTGCAGTTCTAAATTCGGTAGTAGCTCCATATCCCGCAAAGTAAAAAACACTTCCAAAATTTCCATTTCCACTACTAGGAAACGTCCAATTACTAAAATCAATAACTGCATTACATCTTTGAAACATAGTATTAAAAGCGTTTACACTTACAACACTCGCCCAATTCATATCAGGAATTTTAATTTCTGTCCCTCCAATACCTGTATTGTAACCAGCATAATGAAACCAATTCGCTGCGTATGTTATGTTAGAAACGTCCCAACCTGTTAGATCATATAAAGTACACGAATTAGTCAAATAAAAAGCATTACTGCAATTTCCAGTAATTCTATCTGTGTTTTGCCAATTAGAAAGATTTAACGAAGTAATTGAACTACATTGTTGAAACATAGATGATATATTACTAGCAAAACTAGGTGAAAGATTAGGATAATCTGTTGCGGAATATTCCATATTAGAGCAACCAATAAAAGCACTACTCATATAAGTTACTTCAAAATCAGCAGTTCCCCAATTTTTAAGATTTTTAATTTTAGCTCTATTAGGGCTATGATTCGCAGGTTTTACATAAGACTTCCCGCTAACTTTAATATCATATGTTCCCGCACTTGCGTAAGTATGAGTTTTTGAGATAGTTTGGTCTACATCTATATTACCGTCACCCCAGTCAATAGTATATAAAGGAGCAAGAGCACCCGTGCCTGCAGTATACCACATAAATGTTAAATCTGCTGGTTCAACCTCAATTTCCATTACAAACTTAGTCTCACCACCTCCACCACTTGGCCAACCAGGTCGTGAAGGTCCAGGGATATTTGCTAAATCAGGAATGGGTGTACCTATACCAATAACCATAGTTTAGTATATAGCTATTAAATCTCCTGCTGCATATGAACCAGCACTTAGTGTTACTGCTACAACCCTGTTTGCTAATACTGGTAGAACAGATCCTGCGGTAATACCTTTTAATCTAGCAGTGTAAGTTGTATTATACAACTGTTTACTTTCTACTATTATATCTAATCCTGTGTCAATAGCAATTCCAGCGTATAAACATACTCCTCTTTCTTCTGTGTAAGGTAGATCTATACTTCTAACAGTGAAAGTAGAAACACCAGCTCCAGCATCGTTAAGAGTATCACCAACTACATATCCTTCACCATAAGGTTTATTAGCAGTGGCAGTAAATGATAATTCAAAAGAAGTAATAGCACCTGCACTATCAACTGTAAGTATTTTTACTTTAGCAGCTTCAGTAGCTCCTGCACCAGTACTCAACGTGATAATATCATTTGCAGAGTAACCAGCACCAGCAGCTGTCATCTCTAAGCCATTAGCAATATTTTCGTGAACAGCTCCCGTTCCTTGTTGACGTGGGTTTATAGCACCAATAGCTACAGGTATCATGTCATGTGCAAACACCCTGGGTTGAGCAGCTTCGTTTCCGTTTAGTCCTCTCATTTTTATTTTTTTATGTAATTATTTTTCCTATTTTCTTTAATAAAAGTAATACCATTATCAGTACTATTCCTATATATATAAATTCTCTGTATTTCTCCCACCAAGATAATTCTCGAAACACTGCTTTTTCTACATAGTAAGGTTTTTCAACATATACAGTATCTCCTTTACATTCTACATAGTGGTGGATTTCTTTTGTCAACGAATCGTGAAAATACTTTAATATAACTCGTTCGTTGTTTATTACGGTTGTAGTATCGTGAAACTCTAGTACAGTGGTAGTATCGTGAACATAATTTTGTATTGTCACCGTATCTCTTAAAACTATAGTATCCATTTCAGTTAAATGAGGATATTTAGTTATTAACCTATTTAATCTTTTTTGAGGAGAACATCCTACAATTAAACAAATTAATATTACTTGGAAACAATTTTTGATAACCCTTTTGATAACCATTCTTTAGTTTTTGATCCTTTAAATAGGAAGAGTGCTAGCGATATACATAAGATCACACAAAAAGATGTAAGTTCTACCTCATCAAAATAAAACATATAAACATTTAATCCTAGTAATAGTAAACCTATAATGTTTGTAACAATGTTTTTTGCTTTAGCTGACATAGTTATTTTCCAGTTATTTCATTACCAGTAGGAACTCTATTTCTAGCTAATTCATCTCTAAATTCTTCAGTAACACCTTTTTGCTCTTTACCTTTACCCGCAACGACATTTCTTTTCATTTCTTTTGCAGTTGCTATATCAATGCCAGTTTTAGCAGGAACATCCTCCAAAGTTCTTTTAGACGTGTAATCACTTTGTTTATATAAGCCTTTCCATTCATTAGGAGCAACTTTTATTATTTTTCCTGATGGAGATTTAATATGACTATCTCCAATTACTTCGTGAATTACTCCATCTTTTTCTACGTGAGTTCTTTTCTTTTCTGGTTCATTAATTAAACCTTTACTAATCATTGAAGCGTAAGAATCTGATTGACCTCTAGTTGGATTTTGTTTATATGCCATAACTGTTTATTTAAATGCGTCTAAAAATTTACAGATAGCAATACCATAGGCAACACCTGCATACATCATATCTCCTTTTACCATTACTAAAAATCCTACACCAGCAGCTAATGCTGAGTGAAATAAAGGAGATTTAACTACTTTTTTAATTTTGTCCATAATTTATTTTTTAGTTGAGCAACCAAAGTTCTTAGCATAGTTTGCCATCTCTCTAACCTCATCAGAGTACTTACCTTTTTTAGCACCCATTACTGCGTCAGCAGCACTACACGCATCTTTAAATCCGTTTTTCTTAGCCCATCTAGTGAACTTACCTCGGTTTTTCTTTTTAATTTCTGGAAATGGTTTTTCTGCCATAATTTTATTTTTTGTAAGGGAAGTTTTTATTGAACCAATCTTTACGGTGATCACAATTGCAACCACCAGGTATAATGTCTGCAAGTTTCTTTATACCTGTTGCTTTTGTAAACTTTTCTATTGTATCTCCAACTCCCTTCGATTTCATTACTTATCCCCTTTCTTCATAGCATCTTTCTCTCTGTCTGCTACGGGCATATATTCTAATTCTCTACTATTAATCTTATGTTGAGACATATGTTTCAATATTTTCATTGCACCTATTTGAGATGCATTACCTTGCATTCCTTTTCCCATTATGATCTGTTTTTACGTGAGTGTTTTAGTACTTTGTGAGCAGACGCGTGGTATCCATGATCCTCGTGCTTTTGCTCATCAATTCTGTGTATTTCGCCTTTAGCATCATAGATTAACTCTCTATCGTGAATCATCTCTTGCTTAGCTCCTTTATCACCTTTCTTGTATCTTTCATCAGCTTTGTGTAACTGACCTTTTGCATCATAGATTAACTCTCTATTATGCATCATATCTTTATCGTATCTATTCATTTTTTTTGTTTTAAATCCTTCCCATGTTTTTTTAAATTTTTCTTATGCATTTGTGTGTTAATTTTACTAGCTTTTTTCTCACTAACACGTTTAGTTTTTTCTTTTACAGTTACTTCAGTAAAAGGTGTTTTTACCCCGGAAGGAGGTTTAGTATAATGAGTTTTACTTTTAGTGACATAAAAATCTCCAGAATTTCTATCAGTAGAAAGAGATTTTCTTTTTTCTTGAAACATCACATCACCTGGTTTAAAAGATTTTTTAAACTTTCCTACTTTATGAATTCCTTTTTTCTTAGCTTTTCCAACACTAGCGCTATAAAATTTCTCTTCTCCATCTCCATTAACCTTGTTAGCTAAATCTTGCATTCTACCTTTAGAACTATTACTGCCAGCTCGGGGGTTGTCATATGTTCCGTGTGCCATAACTATAAATATTTATATTCTTCTGTTGCGTCAAAAGACGGACATGCCTTTCTAGCAAAATCCCTGTGTGAATGTATATCTGCTTCTGGGTACATAGCTTTTAAAGTTCTAAGTACACAAAGCAAAGCTTCTTCTTGTTCAAATGTTCTTGTATCCATAGGTGTTTTACCGTCAGCTTCTACACCACCGCAATAACATACCCCTATTGAATTTCTATTGTACCCTTTACAATGAGCCCCCATTTTAGCTATATCTCTACCTTTATGGATCTTTCCATTAATGTCAATATAAAAATGATAACCTATATCTGACCAGCCTCTACCTTCCACGTGCCATTTTCTGATAGTATCAACAGATACATCTTGACCTTCCCTAGTAGCTGAACAGTGTACAATAATTTTATTTATTTGCCTCATTCTTGTTTTTCTTTAGTAACCACCACTTATGTAGTGTATATCCTAACGTTGCCCCTAATAATAAGATCTTCAACGTTGGTTCTAGCCAATCACAGCAACTTACAGAAAACGCACCTACATTAGCTGCGTATATCTTAATATCTTCCACGCCCATCATTTGTTAGCGTTGATAACTGGGTTTCCTTTATAAGGACAGTTATCGATAGACAAGGTAGATTTAATTAATCTATCCCTTGATTCCATGGTTCTTTTACCTAATGGCTTTATAGCAGGGCTTTTATCAACACCTGCTGGTTTTTGTTCTTCTCCGTAACTTGGCATAATTGTTTTGTTTTGTATTAATATTTTAAAGTTGACCAGTATTATACATATCTTGTTGTGACTCTAATTCTAGAGATCCTTCAAAGTTTTTCCACGCTTCTTTTCTATTATCATTTTGAGCTCTTCTTGTAGCACGCTTAACTCTTCTAGATTCTCTACGCGCGTGTCTTCTAGCTTTACCTTTTGCAGCTGAGTCTGATTTACCTTCAGCTTTATATTTCGCATAAAATTCTTCTTCCATTCGCTCTTGATCTTCTTTACGAGTTTCTTGTCTAGACATTCTGTCTTGGTATCTGTCATCTCGGAGAGCAGCTTTTGCTGCTTTCTTTGTACCTGCAGATTTTTGTACTCCAGCTTTATTAGACCATCCACCACTCCATAAATCTCCTTCTTCCTCTACAGTATACCCTTGTTTATATGCATCCATAAATTCATTTTCTTGTTCCATTAAAGGATCTATCATTGGTATAACTACAGAAGTATCTTCTGTTGGAGCCATAGATGTAACTCCACCGACATTAGCAATATCTTCTTGAGCAAATACTGGACCCGCAGCTGGATACATAGTATTGCCACTACCAACCGGCAATGTTGGAGCTGGTGCAGTCTTGTTGGATCCTGTGAGTCCTTGAGCCATGGTTTGTTGCGTCCCTGTAAAAGGTTGAGTTTTAAGCATTGCTTCTTGAGTAGCTGCTTCACCTAAAGGAGCTGGTGCCATCACCGGGTTATATAAAGCATTTAAATCAGCCATATTATTTTTTATTATCTGAGTTAACGTGTTCGATAGCTACTGCCAGTACTTTGTCAGTGTAACTTATACGTTTCATTATCTTGTTACTTTTTTCAGTAACGGGGATTTCTTCTTCCCCTAACATTATACGGTACATACGAGATATCAACTGTTTACACTTGAAAGAAACTTTATATATATGATACTTCTGAGTGGTGCGGTTTCTTTGGCGCCATACCACTATCCATCCCTCCTTCAGTAATCTGTTCCAGCGTCTGTTGTCCCAGCTATACGCGAATGTACCGGTTTTAAAATCGTGTTTTGTAAATAGGTCTAAAGCATCTAAGTAAATGAGTAGCTCTAGGTCTGCATCATTAAGATCACTTGTTTTACATGCCCATTTACGTATAATGCGGTAATGTTTAAGTAATTTAAGGTCTTTTAAATCAGATGAGGTTAATTTTCTCATAGTATTATAACTACATCTTGTTCTTTGATAACTTTATATATCGTGTTTTCTAATTCTATGTTAAACCCTGCATGTCTATCGTAGTAGATCTCATTATCTTCTTCTACGGCAACTACAGTATCTCCAATAGAAACTACTTTAGCTTGTCTATACCTAATGTCTTCCCTGTTGTGTTCTGTAAGGAATACACCACCTTCAGTTGTTTTACCAGATTCTTTGATTGGTGTTACTACTATATACTTACCTACTGCTTTCATGCCCTAACATTATTAATAACACAATCAGTGGATAGTATAGTAGTGGCTACTGAGGCCGCGTTCATTAGTGCGCTTTTAGTAACTAGTAGTGGATCTATTATTCCGGACTTTACCATACTTACTGTTTTACCTGTAACCACATCCAATCCCTTACCTTTAACTGTAGGCATTTCATAATCATCTATACCAGCATTTTCTAATATAGTCTCATACGGTGCTGATATAGCATTCAACAAGACCATTTCTGCTATAGATTCAGGTTTTATGTTTTGAGAGGCATTTAATAATGCAATCCCTCCGCCAGGCACTATACCTTCTTTGATCGCGGCTTTAGTAGCACAAATAGCATCTTCAACCCTATCTCTCTTTTCTTTCAATTCAACTTCTGAATTAGCACCTACTTTTACAATAGCAACCTTAGCTAAAAGTCGCGCTAATCTTTTTTCATACCTAATCTTTAAATTGGGATTAGATGTTTCTTTAATTTGTTTCTCTATGTTCTTAATAAGTTCCTTTACTTCATCAGAACTCTTACCAACTTGTATAATAGTTTCAACTTCAGTGCTCGTAGCTTTAATGCATGTACCTAAGTGCTCAACATTTAATAGATCCATATCATCTCCAATATTTTCATCTATAACTGTAGCACCTGTTAATAAAGCTAGATCATCTAGTGTTTCTTTTCTACTTGCTCCAAATGTAGGTGCATCTATCAAGTTAACCTTTAAATTACCCTTGATTTTATTAGATGCTAATGTGGCTGCCACTTGTACGTCTAAATCTCCTATGATCAACAAAGACTGTTTTTCTTTCTGTACGTACTCTAATATAGGTAGTAGCTTCCTTATATTTTCCACTCTACTCTCTAGTATTAGAATTAGTGGGTTATTTAACTCAGCAGTGGAAGATTCTGGATTAGTGACGAAATGGTTATTCATAAAACCTTTATCGTATTGTATTCCTTCGATCTTTTCCATCGATGTATCAGGTTTGTCTGTTACTTCCATTATAACAATACCTGTTTTATCTACCGCTAGAAAAGCATCACTGATAACCTTCCCTAACTCTGAGTCGTTATTGGCTGAGATTGTAGCTACTTGTTTTATTTTTTCACCCTCCACTTTCGAAGAATCTTTCTCAAGATACGACACCACTTTATTTACAGCCAAATTAATACCATCTTTTAATTGCCTAGGGTTTAGCTTACCCTTAGTTTTATATGCTTCAGTTAATATAGCGTGTGCAAGTACTGTAGCAGTGGTTGTTCCATCACCTGCTTCTGTTACAGTTTTCCTTGCTGCTTCTTTTAATAACCTAGCACCCATGTTTTCTACTGGGTCTAATAATGTAACTGCGTTTGCTACAGTCACACCGTCTTTGGTAATTTGTGGACTACCACCACCATCTTCAAGGATAACACACTTGCCGCTAGCTCCTAAAGTAGAGCTAACAGCTTTAGTGAGTTTATCTATTCCATTGAATATTTTATTTTTAGCATCCTCTCCAAAGTTTAGGTGCTTTACTATTGTCTCGTTCATTTGATTTAATTAAATTAGATTGTTTGGTTTGTTAATATTTAATTGCTTTATCTTTAAAGTTCTTCTTTTTACCACCTGATCCTAAACCTTTTTGCGTCTTCCATGGTCCTTTCCATTCAGGAGGAACTCCCTCACTTTTACTCTTATGATGTGGAACTTGGCCTGGACCATATGGTTGGTAACCAGCATTTTCCATTAGTGAGTGAATATTTAAAGCTTGACCCACCTGTTGTTCCATTCTCTCATTTTGAGGATGTCTAGCTTTTATTCTTTCAGTTTTAGCTTTTAACTTAGCTTCTTTTCTGCGAGTACGCTCACCTTGTCTAATACCAACCCTCTTGGTTCGTTCCTCTTGTTTTTTACTTTTATCACCGTTTTCCATGATTAATATTTTTTAGCCGGTTTCTTTTTAGCTGGTTTCTTTTTAGCCGGTTTCTTAGCTACTTTTTTAGCACTCATCTTTTTTCCGTAAGCCATAATCTATTATTTAAATGTTTTAACTACTTTAGGTCCGTTTACGAACTCTAACTTGTTTGAATAGTGTTCCACTGATCCATCTATAGCAGCCTCTGCTCCTTCTATAGTTTCTCTTCTAGTAACATCAACCCAAAAATCTTCATCTGGGTGTTTATATTCGGTTTGATAAAATCCATTTGGTAATTGTACTATCCTCCAGTTCTTTTTCTGTGAGACATGTTTCCAATGTTCAATGGTTTCTTCGTTTACTTGTGGTGAGCTAGCCCACGATTGAGCTCGGTATAAAAACGTCATAGTATTTTGGTTTAATTAAACGTTTGTCGATGCTATTAACATCGTGGTTCTACGGTTTGTAGAAATATCTTATGCTGTCATATAGGTAATCGTTCCAGCAAGTTTATATGCTGGTGAACCTTCTACTAATCTCTGATCATAATTATAATCTTCAAAAATGTGCGTAGTAGAATCACAAGATCTAAAAGTCATTTCTCTAGATACACCTGACTTAGCAACCCACCCAGTGGTTGGAGCTTCGTTACCAGCACTTCTACCTAAATTATCATTGAGATGAATTACACAATTCCCATTATCTATAGCAGCACCAGTTTGATAAGCAGCTATAGGTAGACCAGTGAGTATTAAGTTACCGACTAACGCAGCACCGGCAGCAGAGGTCCATTCTAAATAGAATTCAATATACATCTTTTCTCCTATTTGGTAATATGAAGCTAGATTAGTTGTAAATGCTGCAGCAAGTAAAAGACCACTTGTCGATCCACTTAAACCTAATTGGGTATCGTAAGCTGTTTTAGTAGGTGCAACCCATGCGACCGTGACCTTATCAGTGGCGGCACCTGTAGTAGAAATATTAGCACCAGCTTCTATAGTAACAGTGTTTCCATCTGTAACTGTTTGGTTAACACCAGCTGATCCCGCTAAAGTAAAACTATTCATACCAGCAGCAGATGATGATAATGTTATTTGACCTGGGACACTAGTATCATCAATTGTAATACCTGCACCAGCTTGTAACCTACTTAATACAGGATCTGAAGTAGCATTAACACCAACTAGTATTTGTCCAACAGTAGGTGCAGCGGTAGCTGTTAT